AGAAAGAGCAGATCCTTCCATTGAGGACCGTAAACTTGTCACCGTAGGTTCGATCAGACTGGTGCATCCGTACCCACTCCAGGTAGGAGCCGATGATATCACCCACCGTTTTCGTCGGATTCACCTTGTGGCCAGCATGCCGCTTGAGGGCCTGGTGATAGAGGTTGGCCTCCGCCTCTGTGCCGTAGAAGACCTCACGCTTACGCTTTCCCCGCCGGCCTTCCGGCCAGAAATCAATCCTATATTTACCCGCGGCGAGTTTTGTTACGGCCATCGTTTAAACCTACCCTGCTCTTCCATTTTCTGACCATTCTGCCCATGATCCTGATTTAATAGTTCAATGCGCCATGAGTCAAGAGCAGAATTGATCCTTGTCTTTCGAAATGTGAGATGTGATTCCTTTGATGTCAAATGCCAAGATCTGACCAATCAAATTTTTTGAGAGCGCCCTCAATTATTAATAAACCATGTTCATTTTTGAGATGGAAAATATGCTCCTCAACTGCCCCTCTACATTTCAAAAGTTCATCCAGAGATGCCCCGTCAAGCAACTTTTCATCTATGCACGCAGCTCCTGAATATTCTCTATGACCTAGCCAATTTTTGCCATCTCTGACTTCGTGTTTGCTTCTGTCTACAATTCTTTCCGCCGTTTTTCTTCTATCCTCATGTATATTTCTATTTATAGTCATGGAGTTTCCCCATTTATGACTTTAGCGTCTTCACCTCTTAATATGAGTCAAGGGCAGACTTGACCCTTCAGATATAAATATTCCAATAAGTTAGGTTTGACTCTTTTCCATTGATGCTCTTTCTATTTCTCTTAATTCATCCAGTTCCTTTTCGGTTTTGTTTAGAACCTCTTTTTGCTCTTTTATGAACTCCTCTGTAACTCTCATATTTGTTTTTAGATTTTCAAAACACTTATTTATGAATGAATAAACTTTGCTATCGTTGCGCTCTTTTAAGTAGTCAAGAAGGAATTGTATACTAGAAACAAATTCTTCATATCTTTTTCTATTAAAAGTACCATCACCGTAATAGCTATCTCCAACAAAGAAAACCAATGCCAGTGACTGGGCTGTTCTAGCTTCTTTTTCCTTTTGAGCTTTCATGTCAAGGTCACCCGATGCCGATGCCATTTGTGATTCAGCGATAGCATCAGAAGCTTTATGGGTGTATCGTATAACTTGAAAAAAATCTGCTTTTAGCTTTAAAGAAGTCTCAATGATTTTATTGTTCTTTCCTACTTCAGCGAATTTTATAAAAGTTGAAGAATCGCTAATTTCAAATAAGGTCGAAAATGAAACATTATTTTGAAGTGACTGTCTGTAATAATTAGTTGCACGTTGTAATAGTAAAATGCACTCCTCTATAAGAATCACCAAAATAGCTTTCTCTTGCCTGGCCGATGTAATTGTATTGTAAACAACAACTAAAAAACCACCTAAAATACCAGAACATATTCCAATGGCGACTTTAATAAAGGTATCCATAACGGTTATCCTTTTCGTGGAGCTGCCTCAAGAGTCAAGAGCAGACATGATCCTTGGTTCTGTAAGGTGCTTCCTCTATTTAAGTCCTTTCGCTTTTACAGAGTTTAAAAATTGCAAAAATGGCTTGTTTGCTTTGGGATATATTTTATTGAAAGGTACGAATTTATTCTTTATTTGATCTATCCAATTAGATATTTTGACAAATTCACCTTCATAAGCTTCTACTGCACCATAAGCCGTAAATTCAATGTAAAGACGAAAAAGATAAGCGACAATGTCAACCACCTGAGCCATTGAAGAATGATGTGATTTGACGAAGAACGCTGTATCAATGATTTGACAAAGTCTGTATTTATCCTTCCTAATATCGAAAACAACAAAATCATCTATGAATACAGGTGGATTGAATATTAAATCGGCAAGTTGGCTCTCGAATTTATCCTGTTCATCAAATATTATCAGTGTTTTTCCTTTGTTTTTCTCTCTATTTCTATTCATCTTTTGTATGACCATAGCGATATGAAGACCAGCTAACAAGTAAGGGTATTGGATTTTTTCTATGAATGGATTTGACGGTTCGCTTTTACGAAAATCAAAAAACGCTTTATTGTCAATAGCAGTTACAATGAGTTTATGATTTCTTGACTTTATCCAATTGATATAAAACTCAATAACTTTATCACGCAATTCGTAAGATACGCTGCCCCACGAACGTTTTCCTCTGTAGATTTGTTCTCCTTTTATCTCTGAAATTGGTATTTTTTTGTTAATTAAGTTAAAAACATCTCTGAATTCTGAATCCGTACGGTGGAAATTGTATACATTTGGAAAGATAGCAACCATAACTTGAATAGGTTGCTGTGGATTATATTTTTTGCCATTAAAACCGCTTTCGTCAGCATAGCAAAGAAACATTTTTATCCTCTGAATTTTTCAGTAGAATTTCTTATAGGTTGAACTTTAACCATCTTGACCATTACTTCTTTTTATATTTCATCCAGTGATGGAAAATCTTCATATCCAGCATACATCACATGACCTACGTAGTTTACATACGGCACTATCCCAACATGATTTATATATGGCATAAATCCACCTCTTCTCCATGATTTTTTGCCAACACACGTTATGAGTCGATTGTCGCTCATGATTTCGCCAAGGTAGCGTCCGCCCGATCCGTAAACTTCATCATCATAAAACTGGCCGACATGCCTGCCGTCGTGGGTCCACAAACTATTACCCTCGCGATATCCCCAAAAAGTACCTCCCCATGTCCATAATAGTTTCATTTTGACTTCTCCATGCTATTAAAGGGTTCATCTTTGAGATTGTTACTGTTTTAGTGGTAGTGAATATCTGCGCCGTTTGTTATGATGTGCCGATGTGTTGTACGGATCTGCCTGATGATGTTGCCCCCGCTTTATAAAACCGCTTTCCCGATGATAAATCATACGTCATCTGCACCCGGGAAGTCGATATAGACGACGTTGTCTACTTTTTCCCTAATTTTAAGGTGATCAATCGAAAACACTCCCGGCGCCGCCTGTCGAGCTTCCCTTGCCTACTCCCTTCACGATACCATCCTTTCCGATTCGTATCGTCAAGGTATATGTCTGCGTGTCCACTCCGCCTGCAAAAATGCCGACGATGGGTATAAATGAGGATGCCCGGGCCTGCGATTTAGTCAGCATATAATCCCATGTCTCTTCGCCGGACTCGGTAAACGATACCTTCCAGGGATCTCCTATCAGTTGTTTGACCTCCTCCTTTGTTGTGATGTCCGGCTGGATCTTGGATATGAGTTCATCATCTTTTATATTTTTGTTTCCGTAGGTAGCGCAGCCGAGGAGAAATGATACGACCACCAGGCAGATTAAAACTCGAATTTTCATTCTAGCCCCTCCTTTTCGTGGGATCATTTATGGTGCCACCAGATGCGAAACCGTGTCGCGAGAAACCAGACAAGCCCAGCGAAGATCAGCACGACCGGGATAACCGGATTCGTACTGTTCACCCCTGCGCCGATCGCCCAGACAATGCCGACGAGGATAAACAGCGTCGAAATTAAAATATGCATTTTGAAGCCCTTCGCCGTTTCCTGGGTCGTTACGATACCTCGGGCGATGGGCGCGCCGCACTGCGGGCACGCCAGGGCAGTCTCCGCCACCTGCTGACCGCATTCCGGACAGTTGATTAATGCCATAGATTTTGCCCCCTTTTTTTATTTAAAATTTAACCTCCCGAATGACCTTAATGACCTTGCCTACGCTTCTATAATGCTCATTGGGTTTGACGGTGGGGTATTCCGGATTGTCGCTGGTAAGAAATATTTCGTCACCTTTTTTTCTGAAACGCTTCAGAATGAGCTCACCCCATTCATTGCATACTATGATCAAATCGCCGCTTTTTATCTCCGACTTGCCCGCTCTGACAAAAACTGCATAGTCCCCGCTTCGCACTGTCGGAGCCATGCTTTCTCCCCTGACTTCCATGGCGAATGCGTTTTTCGGCACGTCAGGAAGATAGAGATAATCGAGTATATGGTCTTCTTCAGGAGCCGTTTCGGGAAATCCAGCCGGGACAGTGCCGACGATTGGAATGGGGATGGCTTTGCGTACGTCGGGATGGCTCGGAAAATCGCCGTTCTTTTCGTTTCCGTGCATTTCCCCTTCGCCGGTGAGGAGATAATTGCTTGAGATGCCAAAATGTTCGGATAGTCGAACTAATGTACTTGCAGATGGGTTATATTTGTCATTTTCCAGTTCAGATAGTGTTGATTTCGGTATGTCAGCGACTTTAGCCAACTGTTCAAGGGTGAGGTTGGCGTTTAACCTCAGATACTTGAGCCGCTTCCCAAAACTGTAATTCGACACTTCGACTTTTTTCCTTGACATAGTTCGATATCTCGATTATTAATCCCCTTAACGCACTTCATTGTTCTTGACAAAAAAACAGGGCAGCCCCTTAGAGGGTCTTTTACCGCAGGTGTGGAACCCTTGTTCTCCCGTGTACCCCTCGTCGTGGCTGGCTGGCGTACATCGTAAGAGTGTGCGGGGCTGCTCGCCTTAATCACGTTAAAACTGCGTAACTATGAAGAATAATAAACGATCTGTCAACCGAAAACTTATCAACGCGCTGATCGCGTACGAAGGGCTTGACCTGCTCAAAATCGGTCAGCAGTGCGATCCGCCGGTCTCGAGGCCCGCCATCTGCATGTTTCTGAACGGCAGTGGAGGCTATGCGCCCGGGGGGCGTCTGGCGAAACAGATTGCCGAAATTCTCCGCCCCGGTATCAATCCGCTTTTTGATGAGCTTTCTCTGATTCACATGCTTACTCCCTCTGAGCTTCTTTTTCCGACGGTGTATCAGGAAAAAGAAAAGGAGGACGACGATATGGTGGAAGAATAACACATAGCAATCATTGCAAGAAGGGGGAACGAAGCGTCACATCCCCGGAAGAAAGGAATTTCGCATGGTTAAGATGGCGCACCTGGACTTCACCGAGAAGCTCGTTCGGCTCGTGATGTGGGAACTCGAACACGATGGCTTTACCCCGGAGGACATGGCCGATCGTGTCGGCGGATCCCCCCGTACTTATGAGAACTACAAGTACGGCGCAACGCCGTCGCTCTCCGGGTTTCTCGGCCTGGTCAGGGTCGGGAAACCGAAACAACTCGCCAAAAAGATAGCCGAGCAGTGCGGCGGCTATTTCATCCATATTCCGAACTCGTTTCAAAACAACGAGGCCCTTACCAGACACACGGCAGAAATCATGAAGGAAACCTCCGATGTCATCCAGGCGGTGGCGTCGGCCCTGGAGGACGGAATCGTCTCCGAGGGGGAGGCGTCCATGATCAACCGGCAGGCCACCGAGGCGATCGAGGCCCTGCTGAGGTTACAGGCGTACCTAGAGGAAAAGGAAAAATGACGGACGATCAGGCCGCCCGCATCGAGGAAAAGCTCGACCGGATCATTGCCTATTTCAATATCGGGCGTGTGCCCGAGCGGACACCTACTGAGATCGAGGAAATGGCCCGGCGCTCTATTGAGAAGTACTACGAGAAGCAGCGCGGGGCCGACGTGGATGCTACCACGGTAAAACAGAGCAGAGACTGAAGGGCTTTACCACAGGATGCAGGGCCGCCCCATTCCCTGGGCGGCCCGTGTCACCCGGAAGGAGGACACCATGTTCGGAAAATTCAGGCAATTTGTCGAAGAGTCGCCCTGGGAGACTATTCTCGAGGACGGGAACCGGTGGTTGGACACGTTCTGCGTCGTCATGTCTCTGGCCTCGCTGGTGTATTTGGGCGGCCGGTGGATTGTCACTGTGATCTTGGGGGTGTAGCAATGTATCTCCAGCTCGCGACCGATATCACGGAATTCGACGGCGACCGGGAGGTGTGCGTTCTTATCCATACCGATGACCGGCAGCCACAAAGGGTCTGCTTTCTTGCCGATTATTACACGCACGAGAAATTCACGGCGCTTTATAAGAAGGGCAGAAAATGCCACGGTAAGGCGCTGTCCATCCTGAAACGAGAAGCGCGGCGGGTGGAGTAAAAGGAGAAAACCACAATGGAAACAGGAACCACTAATCCGCTCGTATGTAAGGCCTGCGGTGTTTAGGACTATATTCCATATATCGTTCGTCCAGAGGGTACGTTCTGCGAACGGTGCAGCGAACGAATCGATATAATCGTCTGCAGCCCCCTTCTGGAGGAGACCAAATCCGCACTTATTGCCGATGTGTGTACCGCATACAACCAGGCGCCTCCCCGGGGCGCCCTTAGTACCGGGGCACTGATACCCTCCTGATGAGCGCCTACGTCCCGGGCGCAAGTACGGGACGGCAGGGGCCCGCCGGAGCCTCGGCGCGAGCGGAATCCGGCTCTTCACCCGAAAAAGGAAGGCGTTTCATGAAGGTAAAAAAGATGAGCCTGCGTAACCGGTTCTTTGTGCTGATCGGATTGATGGCGTTCATGTGGATTCTCTTCGGCTTCGCCGTCTACGGATTCATTCAATTCTGGCGGATTCACTTTTTCCCATGAACCGGATGGCCGATCAAAGTGTCGATATCGAACTGACCTGAAAGGATACTCGCATGGAAAAGGCCCAAAGCGCCATAATCAAAATCTGCGATGACATAAAGGATATGCTCCTCAAAAAGAATTCCGATTACGGAAACTCAGCCCTCCAGCCGGTACGGATCTTTTCAAAGACCGATTCAGTGGAACAGATCAGGGTCAGGATCGATGACAAACTCTCACGCATCGCAAACCATAATGAAAAACACTTCGACGATGAAGACACGGTCAAAGACCTCATCGGGTATCTAATATTGCTGCTAATCGCAAAGGGGGAATCGTAAGGATGAAATATTTAATGGCAGATGTAACAAAAATAACAGGCGTATCGCGTCCGCGAATGGAACAATGGATACAGCTTGACTACATAAAACCATCACTTGGCTGTGCATCGGGCCGTGGAACACGGAATATTTTCAGCAGAAATGATCTATATAAAATAGCCATATTCAAATACATGATCGAAAACGGATGGTACAGAGACGAAGCGGGAAAAATCATCCGAATGTTAACTGACGATGTTATTCAAAGATTAACGCTTGATTGGGAATTAAAAAAAGAGGCATCAAGGGTAAACGGTGAAGAAATAACGAAAGCAGGTTTGTATATAGCCTTTTGCCGTATCGCAAATGCCCACCACAAAACAGTTCTGGTTTCCTGTTATCCCTTAATAAATTGTTGTGACGATATCCCTGGTAATCCTCAGTGTATATGTTGTGAAGACCTGATCGATATGTTTCCTTTCTACCACGATGTTTACATAGTTAACTTTGCCCGTATTGCAGCGCAAGTAGATGGCAGAATTTCAGAACTGTATGAGGTACCATGGGAATAGCGCTCAAGCACTTATCGGAAGCCGAACGGATACGGACTGCAGAAAGCCTGTTTAAGGTTACCTCGCGTGACATGGAAAAAGGCGAACTGCACGGTCTCTGCCCGGTCCACGGTGAAAAGAATCCATCTTTTTCGTATAACTTCAAGAAGGACACCTATTACTGTTTCTCCTGCAATGCCGAGGGAGATCTCCTGAAACTCTGGTCGGAAGTCCACGGATACGGCCGGAAGGAGGGATTTCAGGCGTTCTGCCGGCAGTTTGGTATTCAGACCCATGTCGGAACGGAACATCGCTCAGGCGCACCCGATTCAGCGCGAGGCGATGCCGACGGCTCCGGCCCAGAACTTGATGCGGTATGGGAAAAATTCCCGCCCCTGCCGGAGGAACAGATCAAAGATCTTGAGGATTCGCGGGGCTGGTCGCGCAGGTGGATCGATATCCTCGATCTGCGCCTGCAGACGCACTACCTGGACAAAAAGACCGGGAACGTCGTTAAAATCAGAAAAGCACCGGAACGAATTGCCATTCCCATCCGCGATGCGTCGGGCACAATGAAAAACATCCGCCTCTATAAACCGGGGGGCGGGCAGTACAAGATTATCTCCTGGGGGAAGTCATACGGCAGCGCCCGACTTTTCCCCGCACGGCCTCTTAATGAAACGGAGCCGGCACTTCTGTGTGAGGGGGAGTCGGATACGATCTGCGCCCTCTCACACGGCTTCAACGCGATTACTCAGACGTCAAAGATGAAGAACTGGCGGAAGAATCACCTCGAACCGTTCAGGGGCCGCGATGTGGTCATTGCCTATGATGCGGACCAGGCCGGACGGAAATACGCCTCGTTCGCCGCGGAGAACCTTGCGCCGGTGGCCCGGTCGGTCAGGATCATCGAGTGGCCGGATTATATGCGGGACGAAAGCGGCGAGTACCCGAAGAACCACGGCCAGGACCTCACCGATTTCTTTGTGCGGTACGGAAAGAAGCCCTCGGATCTCCAGGAACTAATAACGGCGACCCGGGTGTACGATCCGGACGAGAAGGATGCCGTAACCGGCCCGATGCAGTTTTTCGAACGCGGAGTCAATGACCGGCTTTCCTTCAAACCCCGCCTCCTGGCGGAACAGATTATGAAAGAATATCATCTCCTATCGGATCCGAAAACGGGCCTTATGTACCGCTGGAACGGCAAATTCTGGGACGAGTTCGACGATGATCATATCAAGAATACCTGTATACGCTACCTGGCCAACGAGGCGCAGAAATCCCGCGTTGAGGATGCCGCCTACCAGGTTAAAATGCTCTCCACGATTCCTCACGGCCGTGAGGTAAATGACCGGACGGAATGGATTTGCCTCCAGAACGGCATGCTTAATCTCGATACACTGGATCTCGAACCGCACCGCCATGAATTCTATGCCACCTATACATTGCCGGTATCTTTCGATCCCGATGACCCTCCGGAGTGTGAAGAGTGGCTAAGATATCTTCAGGAAACCGTCAGAACTGCGGAAGCGATTGCCCAGCTGCAGGAGTTCTTGGGATACTGCCTTCTTCGGTCGACGAAGTATGAGAAGTGCCTGCTCCTCATCGGCCCCGGCGCCGACGGGAAAAGCACCTTTTTGAAGATCATTAAGGAAATGGTGGGGGATGAGAACTGTGCGTCCGTGAGCTTTCCCGATCTTGAGGATCAGTTTCAGCGGTCTTCTCTCTATGGAAAGCTCGTTAACTTATCGACGGAAGTCGGTGCAAAGGCCATCGAATCTCCCTATTTCAAGGCGATAACATCGGGCGATCCGATTAATGCGGCATTCAAGCACAGGAATGCTTTTACCTTTTCGCCCTACTGCAAGCTTGCTTTTGCAGCGAACCGCCTCCCTCGGGTGCTGGACAACAGCGACGGTTTTTTCCGTCGTGTTCTTCCGGTGCGGTTTAAACGGCAGTTTATTGACGACGCCGATCCGGATCTCTTCGATAAACTCAAAGAAGAACTGTCGGGGATCTTTTCCTGGGCGATTTTGGGCCTCCACCGGCTTCTTGATCAGAATCGATTCACCGACAGCGAAGAGACGAGAAAACTCATGATGGAGTACCGCAGGGCCAACAATCCTGTTCTCTGCTTTGTGGAGGATCGCTGCACCCTTGGCGAGGAGTACGAAACTGAGAAGGTGTACATGTACACGGAATATAAAAAATACTGCAGCGCGAACGGCTTTACCGCCATGAATCGGGAGAACTTTTTTCGCGAGCTTTACATCGCCGTCAATAACCTCAAACAGTATAGGCCGCGGCATGGTGAAGCTCGGAAGTACATGCTGAAAGGGATCGGTTTGGAGGTGTCTCATGACAGTTAATTTTGCACGTTTTTCCCCGCTTCCCCCTCAAATAATGGGCAAAATCAGCCCTGCATGTCGGTTTTGGTCCGGGGTGGTCTGGGTGCGGTCCGGGCAAAACAGCCTCCACCCGGACCAAAAACATGTAAATATATGTGATGCTTATGGTGGATATTTGAGCTTGGTCCGGGTGGTCCGAGTGAAATGCAACATATCGCACATGCGCGCACGCGCGCGCACGCGTTTTCTCTCATTACATTTTGTTTTTGTAGAAAAAGACCCAGACCACCTAGACCAGGATAGTAAAACTAAATAGTTACACCCGGACCAGGCACCCAGACCCGCCCGGACCACCCGGACCGGGCATTGACAGCGAGGAGTTATAACAGAAATGACAAAGGCAGCTGTGCTGTCAAAGCTAAAAGGGAAGTACGATCCATTCAGAGCGCAGGTGAACGAGCCATCCAACGTGCAGACGCAGAAAAGCGGACCCGCTTTGGAACACTGGACCGACAGCGCTCCCGTTATCCGCCTGTCTGAATACCTTAAGAAGCATGACGACATACAGCTGATAACCCGTCATGGTGTGCCGGTTCTTAAGTTCGTCCCGCCGATCAAGCGCAATCAGACAGAACGCCTCAATCGTGCGGGTATAGCAAGATATCTGTTTATCGAAGCTCTCGATGACATCCTGTACCTTATGAATAACGGAGCATTGTCATTACAAACAGAAAGCATATCGCCTGAGAAGAAGGAGCATCATGAGTCCAACACGGAACACCATCAATCCACCGATGACACACAGCAACAACTCAACATCTAAACGGAGCGGGTCCTTCCTGAACAATCGCTCCCATACGGGTACGGTGAGTCTCGGGGTTTCGCTACTTGTGAGAAAAAATATGGATGGAAAAATAGACAGTGCCGAAAATACGGGCCAGAGGAAAAGCACATTAAATTATTCACATGGTGTGCGGCGGATTACTATTTGCGAAGTTGTACGGGATTTCGGGGCGGATTTTCTGAGCGAAGGGTACTGTCGAACATGGGTATTGAAAAGAATGCACCCTGCAGGTGCTTTCTGTCCACGGTGCAGAAGAGCATTAACCGGCACCACCATGAATCGTTTCTGGGAAGGGCAGCGGGTCAGATGCTCTTTTTGTCGAAAAAAGTTTACTGCGCTCACTGGCACTTATTTAACCAGAACCCATATGAGTTACCGGCAGATTGTGCTGATTGCCGTTTTTGTTGGATACGGCATGCCGGTTAGGACGATTGCCGAAAAGGCTGGGGTGAATAAAGGTACCGTCATGAACTGGAAAAGAAAATTGCAATGAAGAGAAACTCGAAACCAGAATTATTTACGAGTTTACATGGCGTGCAGCAGTACCTAGATAGCTTGGGGTGGAAAGTTTCACGGTCCGGGATCTACAAACATCAGAGAGAGGGAAAGCTTCGTCCCCGGGATGACGGAACCTATAATTTAAAAGATGTAGATAAATATGCGACAACCTTTCTCAAGCGGAAAGACGGTTCGTCAACTACGGATGACCTTGACCGAAAGCAGGGTGAAAAACTCGATGCAGAAATAAAAAAGGTGCGTGCCCAGGCTGATCACTGGGAACTCAAGACGAAAATCGCCCAAGGGCTATATATAGAGAAGGCCCTCTTTGAGCATGAACTCGCCGCCCGGGCTTCCCAGTACAAAACGGACCTGATTAATCTCGCTCATACGAAAGCCGAGGCCATCGTCAAGCGGATCGTCGGTAACATGTTATACGAGGCGATCATCGTCCCGGTGAAGGAAGCGAGAGAACTTAGCTCTTCTGAAGGTGAACGAAAAATCATCGACGTCGCTCTTGAAGCAGCGGAACAAAGCTATCAAGCGACTACCGATCAAATAATTCCGGAACTGATCGATTTCATGATTCGTGAATTCGATCAGATTCTCGACCGGTATGCCAAGGATCGGCAGTTTATCATTCAGTATTATTCGGCCGGTGTGTCTGAAGAAGACGATGTCAATGAAATGAGCGATGAAACGGAGTAACGAAACGGATGACCTTAAAGGCATATTCTTTCAGTTTTACCGAAGGCGAAAAGCTGGTTTTTCGGAAGCGGGAGGATCTTAGTGTTTCACAGTGGGCGGAGAAGTACCGCGTCGTGGTGGGGAAGCCTCTGCCCGGACCCTGGCGGAATGACCTGGCACCCTTTCTCATCGAGCCGATGGATACCTACGGCCTGCCCCATGTCCGGGAGATTATCCTCTGTTTTGCCCCGCAGGTGGGCAAGACCAACATTGCCCTCAACTGTCTCCTGGCTTCGATCGATCAGGATCCCGGGCCCTGCATGTACGTCATGCCCGATGAGAAGGTGGCAAAGCGGATAGCCCGGAGGCGCATTATCCCGACGTTCCGGGCGACACCGCGGATCTCGGCGCTTCTTTCCGATCGCATCGGAGAGACGACAACCCTGGCGGTCCGGTTTCGCAATGGCGCCGACCTCATGATGACCTGGGCAACATCGGCGGCGGAGCTCGCTTCCGAACCTGTCCAACATCTTGTCCTCGACGAAACCGACAAATACCCGGACTTCACCGGAAAGGAAGCCGATCCGAGCTCGCTGGCCGAGGTACGAACCAACGCATTTCCGTTTACCAAGAAGATCATCAAGCTGTCCACTCCGGGTCCCGAACCGAGCACCATCATGAAAGCGCTCATAACCGAGGCTGATGAGATCCGATGCTATCACGCACGCTGTCCCATCTGCGGGACCATTCAGTTTATGGATTTCGATCAGATTGTCTGGCCGAAAAATGTCCGCGATCCCCGGGAAATCGAGCGGAAGAAACTCGCCCGGTATCAGTGCGTTGACTGCGGCATGTTCTGGGATGATGAGACACGCAATGACGCCGTTACGGCCGGTACATGGGTTGCCGGAAGACCGGTGGATTATCCCCGGGTGATTGGGTTCGGTCCACTCCCGTCGTGGTACTCACGACAGACGTCGTTATCAAAGGCCGCCGCCGATTTCCTTCGCGGCCAGGAAGACCTGTCCAAGCTCATGTTCTTCGTAACCCAGCACAAGGCTGAGGAGTGGAAGGAAACCATTGAGCCGAAACATGAAAGCGACGTTCTCAACACCCACATGACCGACCTGCCTCCGGGCATAGTGCCGCAGGGAGCCATAGCTATCACCTGCGGCATTGATGCCCAGAAGTACGGATTCTGGTTTGTCGTGCGGGCCTGGGGAGAAGACCTGACAAGTTGGCTCATTCAGTACGGCTACCTTTCCGCCTGGGACGACGTGGAGGCCCTTCTATACCGAACTCGCTACCAGGTCAAGGGATCATCCGAGACGCGGGGAATCTGGAGAGCCGTCATCGATACCGGCGGCGGGGTTACCGAAGACAGCGAATGGACGCGGACCGAGGAGATCTACCAATGGCTCCGCAAACAGCAACCGGGTCTTGTTTACGGAACCAAGGGGGCATCCCAGCGGCAGCAGTCGAGGATTCGTGTGTCGGTTATCGACAGGTTTCCCAGGAGCAACAAACCGATTCCCGGGGGACTGGAGCTGCGGTTAGTCGATACGGCACAGTTTAAGGAAATCATCCACTGGCGGCTTTCCAGGGGCGAAGATGAGAGCCAGCGTTTTTTTCTCCACAACGAAACAGGTATCGATTATGCCCGGCAGCTCCTCGCGGAAGAGAAAAGGCGCACCCGTCGGGGCAAGATTGAATGGCGGAGGATACGGAAGGACAATCACCTTCTTGATTGTGAGGTATATGCCGCTGCGTGCGCGGATCCGGAGTGGCTGCCCAGTCTTCAGATGCTAGCCTCATATATGAAAAAGCAAAATGAAGCAAAGGCAATGAATCGGGACTCAAAGCTGAATCTGGATCAACAGGCAGAAAGGATGACGACCGAGCGGGTTAAATGCTCGATTTATAAATTCAAACGCCCCTCATGGTTGGAGAGGAGATGAATGGCTGCCCCCCAAACGGAAAAAGTGCTTACCTGTAAGGAAGATATCAAGGCATATCTCAACGGGATATCTGATTATGCATTCAGAAAATTTATCAAACTCGGTATGCCAGCACGGTTTGATGGTCGAGATTGGTGGGCACATGTCGATAATATTGACGAATGGTTCCGCCGCTATACTCTTGTGCAGGTCGGTGATGCGGTAGACCAGATACCGGAAGAATAAAATGCAAACGTATGCTTCCGAAGGTGCAACGATCCATAGTGAAATCCTTTCGGTTGCTGTAAATCAAAGGTACAGCCGCTTCACAAAAACTACATTTCTATTTCTTCAATATCCAGACCATCCCAGGTACGGGGTGAAAATATTCTGTACTTTTTGAAATCATCCTTACAATTGCTACACGTCACTTTTACGATAGCCTCGTATATGCCTTCGGGTAAATACGCCCGAGCCATCGTACTTTTAAATAGCGCATCCTCGTTCGCTACCCAACACCCTGCCAACGCTCGATTTGAGTCAGTAAAAGCAAGTTTGATACGTAGAGGTTTATTGTCAATAGTCACAAATTGCGTTCCGATATTTTTATGCCAGTAATCTGTATCCTGCCATAAAAGCGGCCATCCTGTTACCATATGCTCTGCATATTCCGGAGCCGATGTAATAAAAAGGGTGGCACTGCACTCTCGTGCCGTTTTTTTCTTCTCGTTGCCAACGTGTAATGTGGCAAATTTTCTTTGCCAGTCCGAATGCGGATGTTTCCACTCCAATATGTCCCGATGTTTTTCCATGGGATGAATGTGAAGAGATGATTTGCTCAAATAGAATACGTCGCTTATCCGATGTCGCCAGTTAGACCAGTTCAGTGAGAATCTCATGCGCACTCCTTCCGCTGCAATACAGCATGTGGCTGGTGTTTTATAATGTGAAAAACTTAGGTGTACATATTTGGGATACTATACCTCCTCCTCCGTAGGCTCTTCAACCTATAGTATAATTCACTCACAAGCCATGAAATCCGTCACACATATAATGTGAAATCCGTCACAATATCAGCAAAACTTCATGATTATTGACGATAAATTAATGTATATTACAATGCGTTGGTTTCCGCGGGACCCCGCAATAGGCTTCATCATGTCTTTTATCGCCGCGAGTTTACTCGCTTCCTGAGGTCGTCCCCAGTTCTGAAATGAGGAAGCTTTTTGGTGCCGACGGTGATGAGTTCCCCCGTTTTCGGATTCCGCCCCGTGTATGTGTCATAGTCCCTTACCGCAAGGCTGCCGAACCCCCTGATCTCAATTCTCCCGCCGTCTACAAGCGTGTCCTTGAAATTCTTGAAAATCAGATTTACGATTTCTTTTGCCTCTCTCTTTTTCAGATTTTCTTTCTTGGCCAGTACATGAATGAGGTCGCCCTTTACCATATGCCACTCCTTAAAAATTCATCGTTTACCTAGTGTTCGATTCTTTCTCTTATGCAGGCAATAAGCGTTTTCAGGTTTTCACTGTTCAACGCTAAGAGGAAATCCAGGTTATCGTTCGTATCAAGAATCTTGTAGATTATCGCGAGAAGCTCACTCTTCGTCATTTCATCCCCGGTAGTTAGATCATGTATATGCTTGCATTGAAAGAAAAGTGCTTAATAATACATATACAATACAAAAAGGCAAGGATTTTCGTAAAGTAAGGGCGTTTTTATAGAACTATTGTCATTTTCGCCTTGCGATAATTATTTTATGAAATTAGAAAATTTGCCTCAATAATGATAATTATTCCTTGACAAGCATAATGGTAAGGAATATAGATTTAAACTCCTTTTACATTTTTTGTAGACTCCTGAGAATCCTCTGGGGTGTTTCCGCTAGTGCTCCGGAGGACTCTCCTTTTCTTTAATAGATGATATTGAATTACACGGCGGTACCTCAGTTCTTTTACATTATTTGTAAGAATATTTAGGAATCCACTCATCCTCCGGGAGTGTTTCGCTCTCGGGGGATACCTCCTTTTTATAAAAAAGGTTTGGATTAAGCCTCCGGATTTTCCTTCGTCTCTCCTTTTCCCTCCTTTTGCCGGGGGCTTATATCCAATTTTGTGAGACCTGTTGGAAAATGAGTACAGATTTTGTGTGTCCGTGAATTATTAGTAAATGGGTAGAACTGTTCATTTTCACTTCACTTTTTTATCTGAACCTCCGGGAGTTCCAAGCTCTCTTTCCCTCCCAGAGGGGATCCCCTTTTTACACCCATCATTGATCCCCGGTAGCTTCCGTACCCCAACTAAAACCGGGGGCCTTTTTCTTACCAGCAACCAACAAAGTGAATCCAATTTTTAACACCATCAAAAATGAAAAACTGCACCAATATCCACCATGGGTGCCACGGCAATTAACCCCTGTGATTTTTAGCGTGTAGACTGAGCATCATTGGATGATCATGATGCCCAGAAAAGGTTAGTTATCTGCTAAGGGCAAGCTGTTGCCATCGTAGATTTAGGATTGTAAAAAATCCTGTCAAGTAAAAACCTGTTACGAACCCCCCTCGGCAACCTATCAAACCTGTAACGAAAGTCCTATGAATGCGTGCGTCATGCATTTTTCCCCAAAACCCCATGATATGGTGTGAGCATCAAATGACACGACCATATTTCGAGGTTGCTTTATGGCAGGAATCACACTCGCACAGGCCGAAGCAAAACTCGCCATCTGGCTCGACGCGGAGGACAAGGTCGCTGCCGGCCAGTCATATTCTATCGGCGGGCGGTCCCTGACCCGGGCCGACCTGAAAATGATCGGCGAACGCGTCACCTACTGGGACCGCAAGGTCAAAGAGCTCTCCGCCGTCGGCGGTCCCGCCTTCAACCATGGAATCCGCAAGAGGTAACGAATGAATGCCGCCTACGATATAGATCGCTCACTCGAACGGGAACGTATTCGCACCACGGCGCTGCATGCCATCGCCGCCCAGATACGCCATCCGCTCCTCTTTGGTCCCGATAACCGTCCCCTGCCGTCATCGGCATATCAATACAGCCGCAAGGCGTCAAAACGCGAGGGAACCATGCAGAACTGGAATCCCCGGCGTATCGATCATCGTACCGCCGCCCGCGAGCGGCACCGGATCGTCGAACGGGCAACGGAACTGATCCAGGATAACCCCTACGCGGCGGGGATCAAAAATACCTTCGGCGTGACCGTCGTCGGTGCTGGATTGCAGCCGCATCCCGTCATTAACGCCGAAGCCCTTGGGATTACGAAAAACGCTGCCCGGGCGATCCAGACCGAACAGAGAGCGATCTACACCCGCTGGGTTCCCTGGTCGGATGCCGGCGAACGAATGCACTTCGGTGATATTCAGTATCTCATGGAGTGTAATCTCATGCAGTACGGCGAAGTCGTCGTTTTGCCCCTGATGATCGATGACCCGATACGGCCCTATTCGCTGGCCTGCCAGGTCATCAGTCCGCAGCGACTCCGAACGCCCACGGATAAGGCCGCCGGCGGTAACATTCGCGACGGAGTCGAACTCGACCGCAACGGAACTCCGGTTGCCTATTGGATCAAGAAGACTACTATCGGAACAGGCAGGTCATTCCTGGCAGATACATCGAAAAACTATTCCCGGATTCCTGTTCGGAAGGGACACCGCTGGCAGGTCCTCCACCGTTTCATCCAGGACGATGCCGAAATGGTGCGAAATGTACCCCCTTATTCACCGGCCCTGAAATTTTTCCAGGACCTCAACGATCTACTTGATGCCGAACTCGTCTCCTCGATCGTTACGGCGGCTTTTTCCATGTTTGTCGAGCTTACGTCGCAGGATCCCTATGGTTTTGCCGACAATATGCCCGGCTTTGACGGCTACGGAATCGACCGTAACAATAACGCGACGGACAAAACCGTCCGTTACCAGGAACTGATTCCAGGGATGATCATGTACGGCAACCGGGGAGAAAAACCGCACCCCATTGCCGCAAGCCGTCCCGGTACCACGTTCGACCCCTTCACGAAGATCATTATGAAGGCCATTGCCGCGGCCCTGAATATCCCCTACGTGGTGCTTTTTAAGGATGTGGAGGGAACAAACTTTGCCGGCTTCCGTTCCGCTATGCTCGAAGCCTGGCGAGTGTTCATGTTCCGGCGAACCTGGCTCGGCCGAAATGTTCTCAATCCCCTCTGGTCGATGCTCATGGAGGAGGCATATCTCCGGCGCGAACTCACGGTACAAGCTTTCTACAGCAACATGCACCTCTACACGCAGCTTGAGTGGCGCGGCGCCCCAAAGGGCGATATCGAACCCATCAAGGCGGCCCAGGCCGATAAGCTTCTTGTCCAGGCCAATCTCAAAACGAGGGCCGAAGCAATTGCTGAACGTGGGGGCGACTGGCGGGCTACCTTCGACCAACTCGAAGAGGAGCAAGACCTCATGCAGGAGAAAGGCCTTACAGAGAAAGAGATCGATGATGACACCGCCTCCCGCTGGGAGAAAGAGGAGAATAATGATGAAAAATAACCCAATACCTCTGATCATGTCACGGATCTTCAATGTTCCTCTCATGATTTATGAGCCGAAGCTCAACGTCATTCTCGTGGCTCTCAGGGACCGCCTTGGTGTGGATATCCCCAAGACCCTGGCAGACGATGCGCCGGAGAAATACAAGCTCCCGGCAGAAGCCCGGAGTGGCGACCGACAGCCCGGAAGCAGGCCCGATACCGTGGCTATTGTGCCCGTTCACGACACGCTGGTTCATCGCCACACCCTCATGTATTCCCATTCCGGTATGACAAGCTATCTCTTCGTCCAGAATGCCTTTCGGAAAGCGATGGCGAGCAACGACATTTCGGCAGTTGTTTTGCACATCGACTCTCCCGGCGGGGAAGTTCATGGGGCCGGTGAACTCGCCCAGGAGATCTACGAGGCGCGGGGAACAAAACCGATCTACGCCGCCGTCGCGGGAGACGCCTTCTCCGCGGCCTACTACATTGCCTCAGCGGCGGAAAGGATATTCTTGACCGAATCAAGTGGCGCCGGTTCCATCGGTGTCATCGCCAAACACATGGACCAGTCCCAATACGAGGAGAGAGAAGGCTTCAAGGTTACCACCCTCTATGCCGGCGCCCGGAAAAATGATTTTTCACCCCACGGCCCCCTTACCGAAGAGGCCTACCAGGTCGGCATAGATATGATTACCCACCACTATGACCTCTTTGTGCAGGCCGTCGCGCGAAACCGCGGCCTGAAGGAGGCATCCGTCCGGGGTACCGAAGCCGCCCTCTATTGGGGAAAAACCGCTATAACTGCCGGCCTGGCCGACGAGATCGGCACCCTCGATGATGCCATTCAAGCAGCACTTTCGGCGTCCGCACGTCCGGGCGCCCGGAATATATCAACTAGGGGGATACTCCCTGGAAAGGAGAAACACATGGAACGATTTGAGACCCTCGCGGCGCTCGTAGCCGAGTATCCTGACTTTGCAGCACAGCTCCGCGAAGAGGGGAAAAGCAGTGTCGACGTTGACGCCGCCGTGACACAGGAACGCGACCGTGTCCTCGGCCTGGCCGGCGTTCATTTCGGCGCTGACGCAGGTGAGAAGTTTACCGGGATTGTCAATTCCGGAATTACTGTCGATCAGTACGAGGCCGTGGTGCCCGAAAACAGCGCTCCGGCGCAGACAGCCGAAGCGAAGAAGATGGACCAGATGCTCGCCGCCATTAAGGAAACGGGGCAACAGAACCCCGGCACCGGAACACTGGACGAGGGGGGCAAGGACTTTATGACCCTTGTGGAAGAGTACCAGGCCGTTAACGGCGGAACGAAAACCGACGCCATGAAGGCCGTGCTCCGGAAAAACCCGGCGGCTCACGCGGCCTACGTCGCCAAGATGAACTAAACGCCGAGAGGAGGAACAACACTATGTGGAACGAAGGAGTTAAGACATTTTATGCCGGCGAAGCACTCGCGGCGCGGCGCCGGGTGAAGATCAAATCCGGAACCACGACCACGCCGCCCGAGGTTGTCTACGCCGACGCCGGCGAGGATTATATCGGAGTGACCGAGTACGCCGTGGCAAGCGGAACACTCGTGGCCTGTCGCCTGAACACCTACCCCGGTACCTTCGAGATCGAGTGCACCATTGACTCGGCGATTGCCCGCGGGACCGTCCTCTACGGCGCCGATGACGGGAAGGTCTCCGATGCTTCAAGTGGTACCGCCCAGGGGATCTCCCTTGAGGCGGGTGCCGAAGGGCAGCATATCGAAGTGGCGCCCTGGAATGTGAAATCGACCACAGCGGCCACCGTCTCGATCGCCGATTCGGAAGAGTACACGGCCGCGGCCACCGTCGAAGCCGCCCTCGCGGAGATCTATGAGGCGCTACTCAACGCAGAGAAGACGATCCCGATACCACTGGGAGCTATCACGATGGAAGACGGGACTGTGCTCACCAAACAGGCGACCACCGTTGCGGGGATCGCGCAGCTCGCCAACAAGGAGCAGGTGATCAACATTCCGGTGAATTGCTCCTCCGGCGAATCGCTCGGTTTTAGCGTCCCGGTACCCCAGGATCTCGACGATTCGGCCGACATCACCATCCACGTCCTGACGGGCAAGGCGGCCGACAACGACGTCCTGACCCTCGACTGCGAGGTGTACCCCTGTGCAGCCGGTGATACGGCGAATGCCGATATCCAGGACACCGCCGCCCAGACAATCACCGAGGCGGCCTCGGAGCTGGTCTTTACCTGCGGTGCCGACGGCGTCCTCGCGGCTCCGGGAACCATGTCGGTCATTCTGGCCTTGGGCGGGACGAACGATGGCGACGCCGTCTACATTTACGGTGTCTGGATCGAATACACGGCGCAGTGTTTGGCCATAGCATAGGAAAGGAGGTACAAAATCAATGAGAGCAAAATCTGACGCTGCAATATATCGCCCCGACCTCGGCATCGCCGTTCTCGAGTACGCCGAGGGGGCCACGATGGGGCTCATCGGCACCCAGTTGATGCCGGTATTCCCAACATCCCTGCAGGCCGCCTCGTATCCGGTGATTCCGAAAGAGGCGCTCATGAAGCTCCCCGACGTCAACCGCGCCCCCCGCGGCCGGTACAACCGGGGTGACTGGGAGTACGAACGGGGCAAGTTTTCCACCTCTGAGAAGGGGTGGGAGGAACCCGTCGATGACGCGGAACGGAAGCTCCTCGACCGCGAGGCACCGGGGATGGCCGACTTTGTCGCCACAAAACGCGGCATGAACCATATCCTCAAACGGCAGGAGAAGCGGATCGCCGATATACTCTTCAGCGAGACCTATTTTTCGGCCAACGCGATCACCCACGAATGGGACGATGCCACGAACGCGGTGCCGATCGACGACGTCAACGACGGCGTCCTCTCGTTCCGGAGTGCCTGCGGGATGCTTCCTGATGCCCTGGTAATTGCCTATTCGACGTTTCAAGATCTAAAAAACTGCGATCAGATCGTCAACCGCCTGAAGTACACCTTCCCGGGCTTGGACATCAACCGTATGTCATCGCAGCAGCTCGCCGCCGTCCTCAACGTTCCCCAGGTCCTCATCGGCGGGGCGGTGTACGACTCCGCGGGCCGGGGCCTCGACGCCTCGATCGCCGATATGTGGAGCAATGAGTACGCGGCCCTCGTCAAGATTGCCAATAAAGAGGATTTCGCAGAGCCAGGCCTCGGGTTTACCTTCCTCTGGACGGAAGATAGTCCCGAGAACCCCATCGTCGAGCAGTACCGCGAAGAGCAGACCCGCTCCGACATCTTCAGGGTGCGCCACCACGTCGACGAATGCCTGATGAAGTCGTACGACAGCTCAGGCAACGCCGTCAGCGATATCGCCGCGGCCTGCGTATACCTGTTCGGTAACGTCACCACCATTTAAACCGGCATACGACCGTGCGCGGCCTTCGGGCCGCCCGGTCTTTATGTAAAAGGAGTCATTATGTTTATTGAAATTGGAAGACAACTCGTCATTGCCGAGAAGATCAACACGATCGACGTCGTCGAATCGGCCCGGCGCAACACCAGCCGCTTTGTCGTGCAAGTCAGCATGGGGGCGAAGACCATCGACGCCGGAACGTACAGCAACGAAGTAGACGCCATGAAAGCCCGTAACGCCCTGGCCGCCCGGATCGAGGCCGGCGCCAGCGCTGACACCTCGAACGTGATCGAGTCGCTCCAGGTGGAGAACGCGGAACTCCAGAGTAAACTGAAAGAGGCTACCGATTACGCCCTTGGTCTCGAAGATAAGTTGCAAGCGAAAGAGGCGAACGAAGCGGAAGCTAAAGCAGAAAAAAAGAAGTAATCCTCTCAATGCGGAGCGAGGGCAATTATGTGGGAAATCATCGGCGGGTGTTTTGGCGGAGTGGTCACGGTCGGAATACTTTGGAAGATGTTCGACATCGTGTTCAAACAGCTCGACCAGAAAGTCTCAAAAGAGACCTGGCGCGAGCACTGCAAGCGGATGGACCAACTCCTCGAATCGGGAAACCGTGAGTTTCAGAGAACCCGGGAGGCATTGGAAAAGCAAGGGGACCTGCTCGGAGATCTCTCCCAAGACATAACCGAAATTAAAACGACCCTGAATGGAAAAAGGGAGTAACCATGGCTCACTACTCGGAGACCTCGAAACGTCGCCTCGCCACCTGTGAGCTGGCTCTCCAGAAACTCTTTGCGGTGGTAATCCTGGCGTTCGATCACACGATCCTCTGCGGTCACCGGTCAGAGAAACTCCAGGAGCAGGCGTTTCGCCAGGGGCGCACGCGGTGCCGCTGGCCGGAGAGCAACCACAACGCCGAACCGTCACGAGCCGTTGACGCCGGGCCCTATAATCCGGAGAGGAAAAACGTGGACTGGCCCGATGAGAGTGTCATGGCGTCGCTTCGGAACTCCCCGACGGCGTCGCGCCACATCAAGACCCTCTGCCGGTGGTACTACTTCGGCGGCTTCGTTATGGGGTGCGCCCACGCCCTGGGGATCAAGCTCCGCTGGGGCGGCGACTGGGACAATGACACCCTGTTGCACGATCAGACTTTCGACGATCTGCCGCACTTTGAACTCAGGGAGGATGAGTAAATGGGATTCATGAGCTTATTCGGGACGAAAAAGATCGTGGAAAACGTCAGCGACGCCGTCTCCGGCGCCGTCGGGAAGGGCGGCCTTATTGACAACGCTTTTTTTACCGATCAGGAAAAGGCCCAGGTCGGCCTCGAGGCGGGGCGCCTCTGGCTTGACGTGCAGAAGGTCCTGGCGACGGAGAATTCCATCCGGTCGATTACCCGGAGGGCCATTGCCTGGGCGATCGTGGGCGAGTTTCTCCTGCTTCTCAATACCGGTGTGGTGCTCCTGGTACTGGGAAAGCGCGATCTGGTGGTAGCAATCAAGGAGTTCGCCATCGCCATGAAATTTGACTGGATGGCCGTGACGGTCATCGGCTTCTTTTTTCTGTACTACGGTGTACAAAAAATCGTCAAGAAGGAGGCATGATGTGGACACCATCGACCGCGCCCAGGATTATGCCGCACGGTTTCAGCGGGACGCCCTTACCCGGCAGCTCTCGCAACAGGAAGCGCCCGAGGCGCTCGTGATCGACGGCCACCGCTGTTGTGTGGACTGCGAGCGACCGATTCCTTCGGCACGTCTCGAACGGGTACCCGGCGCCGTCCGGTGTGTCCGCTGCCAAGCGCGGCACGAAAGGGGCCGGCGATGATCCATATTACCAGAATCGACGGCATTGAGCACGTCACGGGAAGACTCTCACATTGTCCCGAACTGGTGGAGCGAGCCACCGTGTCGGCCCTCAACAAGATCGGCGCCCAGGGGATAACGCAGACGAAAAGGGCGATCACGAAAAAGTACAATATTAAGCAGAAGGATCTCAAGGGCTCGCTCGTGCTGCACAGAGCGGCACGAGGGACGAAATCACGCGAGGGGCGGCACTTCGCCCGGATCGCGGCGACGGGGTCCTCGATCCCGCTCTACAAGTTCGCCGCCCGGCCCGTGGAGCCGAAACCCCAGGCAGGGGTCGCTGTCAAGCGGCGCACCCCCGTGACAGTGAAGGTCATGAAACAGGGCGGCCGGAAAAAGGTGCCGCACGCCTTTATCGGGCGTATGGCTTCGGGGCACGTCGGCGTCTTTACCCGTGAGGGGAAGGCATCGCTCCCGATCCGCGAGCGCTACTCCGTCGGGGTGGCGAAGATGTTCGAAAAAGAGGGCGTCAAGGCCGCCGAGGCGATCACCCGGACGAAGGGGCGGCAGATCGTGCAGCAAGAATTGAACTACTACACAAAACACTGGGGAGGCAAGAAATGACGCTCAAGGCCGATCTCCTCACGGATCTGGACTGCATGTTCGATACCGACGAATTCGCCGACGAGGTGACCTACACAAACCGCTACGGCTACGCGAAGGCGGTCAACGGCATCTACGATGCGGCATTCGAAGCGCTGAACCCCGCCACGGGGTCAGTTGAGGCGACGGCGCCACAGATCCAGGTAAAGTCTGCCGACGTTGCCGGTGTCCGGAAAAATGAGACGATCCTCCGCGAGGGGACGACCTGGTACATCACGGGGATACACCCTGACGGCACGGGTGTAACAATCCTGGTACTCTCGGAGGACGCGATATGACGACTCCGATCCGCCAACAGCTCATGGACGCCGTCAACACGCAGCTGAAGACCATCCTGACGGCCAACGGCTACAACTCGCAGCTCGGCCGCAACGTGTTTGAGTGGCGCGAGGCGTCCCTCGAGGGCGACGAACTCCCCGGGATCGTGTACCGCGACCGGGAGGAGGCCGCCGCCGTCACCATCGGGGCCCACGAACACCGCCTCGTTCTCGAGGTGGTGGTGATGCTCTCCGGTGAGGAGGCCCCGACCCTGGTCCGCCAGATGATCGCCGACGTGATCACCTGTATCGGCACCGACCGCCAGTGGAGCACGCTCGCCGAGGACACGGCTCCGTTCAACGATGAAGAGATCGAGATCGAACACGGAGGGAAGAAGTACGCCGGCATTTCATTGAAATTTGTCATTACGTACCAGACGCTGCCGTTCGATCCCTATACACAACCGACACCGTAAAAAGGAGTATGTCATGAAACTGCGCTGCACCATAAGCCATGAACGCCCCCTCGGCGACGGGCGCTTCGCTCACTACGAGGCCGGTGCCGTCTACGACGTGGCCCTTCCGGTCCCGTCGCGGTATTTTGAACCCGTCGAGGAGGACGGAAAAACTGACGAGGAGGAACCCGAATCATGACCATCACAAAAAAAGGCTGGAACCAGGACCTCATGATGTCGCTGTTCACAAAAGAGGATACCTACGACGCCGGCGTGACGATGAGCGACGCGAACGCCTGCTCCATGCAGGGCTACGAATTTGAACCGTCCTGGCCGGATACGGTCGTTACGGACAAGGACGAGGTCACAGGCAAAGAACACGGCTACGACCAGGAACTCGTCGAGAAAGGCTTCGAGGCGACGTATAAAGAGGCAAAGGCGAAACCGAACACCCTGGCGGGGCTCGCCGCCCTGGTCCTTGGCAGCATCTCCTCATCCCAGGACGCCGAACTCACCGCCTACAAGCATACCATTACCCCGGTCACCGTGGGGACGGCGCTTCCCTCGATCCACGTCGAGCATGAAAAGGGTGGGATACAATACAAATATTACGGCGTGAAGGGCGACTCCCTGACGCTCTCGGGCGAG